GACGCTGCCCACGCTGTCGTTCTACTGGCAGGTGCGGGACAACAAGATCTACGTCCTGGCGCCGCCGTCTGCACCGCAGACGATGAACGTGTTCTATCTGTCGCAGGCCTGGGTCCGCGACCAGGACGACAGCACGCTGTACAAGAACCGCGTCACCAAGAACGGCGACGTGACCCTGCTCGACCCGACGCTGGTGACGCTGTACACCCGCGTCAAGTGGCTCGAGATGAAGGGCCTGGACAGCTCGGCGGCCATGCGCGACTTCCAGGTGAGCTTTGAGAACCGAAAGGGCGCCGAGAAGGGTGCTCCGGTGCTCAGCATGGCGCGGGACTTCCGCTTCCCTTACATCCAGCCGCTGATCAATACGCCTGACACGGGCATGGGGGCCTGACGTGCCTCTGGTGCCTCTGAAGCCCTTCAAGGTGCCGCGAAGGGCGGCCGCCTCGCAGGTGGCGCAGTCCGCGATCATCCCGGCGCCTGTGGGCGGCCTGAACTACCGCGACCCAATCAGCGCCATGGACCCGCGCGACGCGTTGGTGCTGACCAACTTGATCCCGGGGCAGCAGGGCGTGGAGCTGCGCCGCGGCTGGGCCGAGTTTGCCGACGCTGTCGAGGTGGCCAGCGTGCCGCAGTCGGTGGAGGCGGTGTTCTCCTACAAGGCGCCCAGCTCGGCCGGTGACAAGGTGTTCATGGCCGCCAACGGCAACATCTACGACGTCACCTTGGGCGGCACGCCGACAGTAGCTGTCACGGGCACCGGCAGCACCGATGACGAGTGGTGGACAACGCAGTTCTCCACCGCGGCTGACACCTTCCTGCTGGCCGTCTCGCCTGGCGCGGGCTACTGGACCTACAGCACCACCAGCGGCTGGGTCAACCGCACCGCCACCGTCACCGGCATGACCACCTCGGTGCGCACGGTGATGGTCTGGAAGCGCCGCGTCTGGTTCACGTTTGCGGACAGCCCCAACGTCTACTACATGAACGCAGTGGACGCGATCACCGGCACGGTGACGTCGTTCCCCATGGGCTCGCTGCTGCGCAACGGCGGCTACGTGTCAGCCATGGTTAACTGGACCAACGACGCCGGCATCTCGGTGGACGACTACCTGGTGGTGATCGGCACCGAGGGCGATGTGGGCGTGTGGCAGGGCACTGACCCTACCAGCGCGGCCACGTTTGAGCTCAAGGGCGTCTGGTACGTGGGCCCGGTGCCTCTGCATGGTCGGTACTTCACCACCTTTGGTGGCGATGTGATGATCGTCTCGCAGCTCGGCCTGGTGCCGATGTCGCGCTTGTTCACTGGCCAGTTCAGTGCCGACAACCAGAACGTCGGCCCTGCGGCCAAGATCCAAACGGTCTTTGCGCCCCTGGTGCGCAGCCTGCGCGACCAGAAGTTCTGGAACGTCTTCGTGGTGCCGTCTTCTGACGTGCTGGTGATCTCGTTGCCTGTGGATGGGGACGTTTACCGGCAATTCGCCATGAACGTCACCACCGGGGCCTGGTGCAGCTTTGACGGGATGCCTATCCGCAGCGCGGCGGTCATCGGTGGAGAGCTGTACTTCGGCCAGGCCAACGGAACGACCTGCAAGGGCCTGTCAGGCGATCTGGACGGCGTGGCGATCGACAGCACTGGTGGCACTTACGTGCTGGGCGAGGTGCAGTGCGCCTTCAACGCGTTCGGCACGCCGGGGCAGTTGAAGAAGTTCAGCATGGCTCGGCCGATCTTCTTCGGGCCGGCGGCGCCGAGCGCCCAGCTGACGATCAACACGCAGTACGCCTTCAACGACACCGCAGGCGCGCCGGCATTCAATGACCCAGGCGCTGCTGTGTGGGGCTCAGGTATCTGGAGCCAGGCTGTGTGGACGACCAACAACAGCTACGAGGCCTGGTTTGGCACGGCCGCGCTGGGCTACTACGGATCGCTGCGCATGAAGCTGCGCGGCCTGCCGGGCACGTCGTTTCTGTCGGCGCATGTGCTCAGTGAAATGGGTGGGGTGATGTGATGGCAACTGCGGCGAATTCGGCCTCAAGTGGTGTTGCGCCGTACCAGAGCGCGCTGATTGAGTCTCTGCGGGCTGCGTCTCCTGGTTTCACCAGCAACAACCCGGGCGTGACGATGCTGGCCAACCCGGCCAACAGCAGGTCAATCATTGACTTCATGCGTGCTCCACCGCCAGCGCCGTTCTTGCCGCCGGGGCCTCCGGTCGGGCCGCCTCTACCTGCGCCGACCCCGCCGACACCTCCTTCGTCTGGCGTTGAAGACCCTGTTACGCCTGGGCCCATAGTGATTGGGCCTGCGCCTACGCCTGCGCCTACTCCAGAACCCACGCCTGCGCCGACCCCGGCTCCGACGCCTGCTCCGGCTGAGACGTTTCCGGTTCCTGCTCCGACGCCTCCTGTCGTGGAAGATCTTCCCCCTCTTGAGCCGGACGTTCCTGACTACATCGACGACCTGTGGCCGCCAATAGAGCCTGAGCCGCAAGATCCACCTCAAGGTCAGATAGTCATCGAGCCCATTGGCGGCGGCAATCGCAATCAGATTCGTGAGGATGATCCGGTCACTGTCGTCGGTGATCCGATTGATGAGTGGGAGCCCATAACGCTGCCAGAGATCGATCTGTCAGGACTCATGGGCCCGCCGTTGCCTGATCAGACGTCGCTGAATCCATCTGTTGGGGTCATCCAAGATCTTCCTATCACCACAGATCCAGCGCCTCAGTCCAACGCTGCCGATGACTTTGAGATTGACAGAGAACTCGGGCTTGTGCCGCAGTGGGATGTGTTCGTGCCGCCTTTCGACAACAGTTTCGACTTTGACTTCTTCGACGATATTTTGTTCGGTGACTTCGGCTGGGGGGGCGGCGGTGGTGGTCGAGGATATTGGGATAACGTCGCGGTGTCGCAAGAATGAAACTGGTCACCGATCAACCCGATCAGTACCCGGTCATCTGGCAGTGGATGAACCGGCGCACGCGGCTGCCGTGGAGCACCGACCTGCGCACGATCGCCTCGATGCGCGACGACGGCACCATCGCCTGCGCCGTGGGCTTCAACGCCTGGACGCACAGCGCCTGCTGGATGCATGTCGCGTTCGACGGCGAGCATGGTCTGACGCGGCAGCTCTGGGAGGCCGCCTTCCGCTACCCGTTCATTGACTGCGGGATGGAGGCCGTCTACGGCCTGACGCCCAAGGCGCTGGATGAGGCCCTGGCCATGAATGACAGGCTGGGGTTTCGCCGGGTCGCGGAGACAATCGACAGTGTGATGTTTGAAATGCGTGCCGACGACTGTCGGTGGCTGAAAGGAGTGAGACATGGGCGGCAAAGGCAGCGCACCTGCAGCGCCTGACTACCTCGGCGCGGCTACCGCGCAGGCTCAGGCATCGGAGAAGGCCACGACGTCGCAGAACTTTGCGAACCGTCCGACCATCAACACGCCCTTTGGCGGCCAGTCTTGGAGCACCGGCAGCGAGATTGACCCTGCGACCGGGCAGAAGGTCACCACCTGGACGCAGAACACCACGTTGGCGCCAGGCCTGCAGTCCGCGCTCAACGCGCAGATCGGCCTGCAGAACGACCGCAGCCAACTGGCCAGCGGATTCATGGATCGAGTGGCCGAGGAATACGCCCGGCCGTTCGACTACGCCAACCTGCCGCAGATGGCCATGGCCAACGCGCCGGCCAGCCTGGGCACGTCGCTGACTGACTACACCCCGGGCCTGGCTACCGGGTTCAACTTCGGCGGCGCGATTCCGCAGGTGGACTCCAGCTACCGCGACACGGTGGCCAACCAGCTCATGCAGCGCATGCAGCCGGTGCATGACTACCAGCAGAACCAGCTTGAGACGCGCCTGGCCAACCAGGGCTTCACGGTCGGCAGCGAGGGCTACAAGCGGGCTCTGGACGAGCTCAATCAGCGTCAAGCGGGCGAGCGTTTCAACGCGCTGGATCAGTCGGGCAACGAGATGCAGCGCCTGTTCGGCATGCAGATGCAGTCGCAGAACACTGGCTACAACCAGAACCTGGGCGCGGCGCAGTTCCAGAACCAGGCTCTTGGCCAGGCAGCCGCGCTGGACCAGTCGCGCATGCAGGCCCAGAACGCGGCCATGGCGCAACAGCAGGGACTGAACCAGTCCTACGCCGACGCGCAGAACCGCGTGCGCCAGCAGGCCATCGCGGAGCAGATGCAGCGCCGCGCCATGAGCCTGAACGAGATGAACGCACTGCTGAATGGTCAGCAAGTGAGCATGCCGCAGATGCCTTCGTTCAACGCGTCTGGCCGCGCCGAGACGCCCAACATCCTGGGCGCCACGCAGATGGGCTACGACGCGCAGCTCGGCGCCTACAACGCGCAGAACGCGGCCTTCGGCAACCTGCTGGGTGCGGGCGCGCAACTGGGCTCGGCGTTCATGTTCTCTGACCGGCGTTTGAAGTTGAACATCAAGCGCGTGGGCACTCACCCGATCGGGGTGGGCATTTACACGTACACAATGATGGGAATGCCACAACGCGGTGTGATTGCCCAAGAGGTGCAGGAAGTGCGTCCTGACTTGGTCAAGCGTCACGCCAACGGATTCCTGCAGGTGAACTACGGAGGCCTGTGATGAATGACGACCTGATGTTCGACTACCTCCTGCAGATGGGCGCGATGCGCCCTGAGCAGGAGGAGCTCAAGCGCAAGCAGGCCATGGTGGAGGCCCTGCGCGGCCAAGCCATGACGCCGATGCAAGGCCAGATGATTGGCAAGCACTACGTGGCGCCCGGCATCGCCAACGCCATCGCCCAGATGGGCACGGCCTACATGGCCGGGCAGCAGCAGAAGGGCGTGGACGCCGGCATGTCAGACATCAACGCTCGGCAGAGGCAGATGCTGGAGGAGCTGCGCCGCCGTCGCCGGGCCCCGATGACGGGCGCCTACGGCATGCCAGACACGGGCGACGGCCCGGCCTACTGAGGTGGCGCCATGAACGAGCTGACCTTTGCCGAGGACGTGCAGGAGCGCAAGCGGCGCATGCTGCCGCTGTCGCTGGGCGGCCTGCAGTCGAATGACGGCACGCTGACCAACACCGTGCAGCCGGGCCGGGCCCTGCCGTCTGCGATGCGAGCGCGCCTGGGCAAGGTGCAGCAGCAGCTCGACGCGATGGACAACGAGGAGGTGGACACCTCTGCGCTGCAGGCCTTCGCCCAGCAGCAAGGCGAGAGCGGGCAGACGGCCATGCTGAACGCCTTGGCGGCCCAGTACGCGGGGGAGAACTTCCAGCCGGTGCAGGCGCAGTTCCTCAAGCGCGCGGCGGCCGCGGCTGAGCCGATGAAGATCGGTGGCGGCATGCTGACCCCGCAGGGTCAGTTCGTGAAGGATCCGTTCGCGCAGCGTGACCAGCGGCGCACGGCGCTTGAGCGCCAGGCGCTGGGGCTGGAGCGGATGGCCACCGAGGAGGAGCGCACCGCGCAGGCGCGTGAGGACCGGCTGTCGCGTGACAGGCAGTCAGATGAGTTCAGGCGCATGGGCTTGGATCTGCAGAAGCAGGGCCTGGATCTGCGGCGTGACCTGGCGGCCAACAAGGGCGGATCTGCCGTGGGTTCGTTCTCGCCGGCCGGCTTCACCCCGCAGGGCCAGCAAGTGGTGACCAACACCAAGAGCGGTGTGAGCTACATCCTGAGCGTTCAGCCGGATGGCACGCCCAACTACACGCCCTATCAAGGCACGATGATCCCCAAGGGCACCTTCGACAAGGAGGTGTCAGCCGCAGGGGATCTGTCTGCGGTGGCATCCCGTGCCGACAGGCTGGTGCAGATGGTTGACGCCAACCCCGACGCGTTCGGGCTGCGCAGCGCGGCCGTGTCTGCGTTGCCGGGTGCCGTGCAGGGCTACGCGGCGAAGGCTGTGGGCCTGACGCCACAGCAACTGGAGGCGCGCTCGACAGTGCTGCGCCAGGCGGCGCAAGAGATCAACGAGCTGTACGGTGCCGCGCTGTCCATGGGCGAGCAGGCCCGCGCCAACACCTTCCTGCCCAACCCGTCAGACCCGCCTGAGATGCTGATGAGCAAGCTCAAGGCTGCCCGCGATTGGGCCAAGACCCAGGTCGGCCGGTACAGCCCCGGCGTCACCAATGCGGCCACCCAGCGTTCAGGCGGCGCGGCGCCGGCCCCTGGTGCTGGAACACTCAGCCCGGCTGAGATGGAAGAGCTGGCGCGCCTGCGGGCCAAGCACGGGAGGCAGTGATGGACCCGCGGCAAGAGCTCGAGGAACTGCGCCGGCTGGAGGATCTGGAGCGCCGGCTGGGTGCTCAGGATCTTGGCGAGGTGCGCAAGCAGAAGCAGGCAACCCAGGCCAACGTCTACGCGGGCCAGGACGTCGGCCAGATGGGCTCTGTGATGCGGGGCCTGGGCGGCGCCAAGGCCGCGTGGGACCGCGCCGCGCTCGGCCTCAAGGGCATGTTCACAGACCTGACGCCCGAGGACAAGGCGCTGCTGGATCAGGGCAAAGCCTTCACTGAGCAGGGCGGCACCGCAGCCACGGTCGGCAACATCGGCGCCGATGCGCTGATGATGGCAGCGCCTGCCCTGCGTGGGCAGCAGGCCATCATGGCCGGCGCCAAGATGCTGCCCAAGGCGGCGCAGTTCATCGGAGGCCGCCTGCCCAGCGCCGCGCTGTCCAGTGGTGCTACCTCGGCCGCGCTGACCCCAGAAGATCGCACTGGCGCCTTCTACGGTGGCGCGGCGGGCGGTGCTGCGGGGGAAGTGGCCGGGCGCGTGCTGACCAGGGCCCTGGGCGGCGTGGTGTCAGACAAGGTGACACCGGCCGCGCGCGATCTGATGAACCAGGGCGCGGATGTGCCGATGTGGAAGGCGGTGGACGACACCACCCGATCCGGTCGCGTGCTGCGCAATGCTGCTGAGCGGGCCAAGGTGCTGCCAGTGGCCGGCGACCTGATCCGCAGCCAGGAGCGCTCTGCGCTTGAGTCGTGGAACCGCATCCTGGTCAAGGAGGCCACGCCTCCGATGCCGGTGCTGGATGAGGCCGGCAGCGTGCTGCGCTTTGAGTACGACAAGCCCGTCACCGCCGTGGGCAGCGAGGGCCTGCGTGAGCTCTCCAAGCGCTTCAACGACGCCTACGGCGCCCTGTATGGCACCCGAGGCGTGCCAGTGGATCAGACATTCGCCTCTCAGATCAAAGGCATCGTGAACGACGCCAGGGCCTACATGCCGGGTGTGGCTGACGATGTGGCTGGCGCAGTGCGCAGGGCTGAAGACACGCTCATGGGTCTGACATCACCGACTGTCACGCGCCAGGGTGGCGAGACGGTTGGCAGGGGCATCGTCAGCTCGCGCATCAAGGCGCCCGTCACGCAGACCAGCACGCCGGGGCGGGAGGTGGTGCCGCACAGCAACGTCAAGACGGCGCTGGACGACATCAACAACGCGATCACGGCCGCCTACAAGAGCGGCAACGGCGAGAAGGCCGAGGCGCTGTCTGCGGTGCGCTCGGCCATTGAGTCGCTGCGCGCTCGAGGCTTGCCGCCAGAGGTCGCCGCGCAGGCTGACGAGATCAACAGGGCCTACGCCAAGTTCAAGACCCTGAGCAGGGCATCGAGCATGCTGGGCGCACAGAAGCAGGGCGGGGTGGTGACGCCTGGGCAGCAGCTCAACTCCATCCGCGCCCGGGACAAGACGCCCGACAAGGCCGCGTTCTCACGCGGCACCGCGCCTGGCCAGCAGCAGGCACTGACGGCACAACAGGTCTACGGCAACCTGTTGCCCGACGTCGGGCCTGGCACGGCAGAGAAGCTGCTGCCGTTCGTTGGCATGGGCTTGCCGATGATGGGCATGGACGCAGGCGCCACGGCCCTGCTGGGCACGCAGACAGGGCAGAACCTGCTGATGGGCAAGTACGGATTCCAGGGCGGCGTTCGCAACTACAGCCCGGCCCTGATTGAGGCGCTGCGCAACTACGGCGCCGCCGTTGGGAACGATTGAGGAGTTTCAGACATGCCACGCAACGCAAGCGGCACCTACACCCTGCCATCTGGCAACCCGGTGGTGGCCGGCACCACGATCGAGGCGTCGTGGGCCAACACGACCCTGTCTGACGTCGCCAACGAGCTGACGAACTCGCTGTCGCGCACGGGCGCTGGCGGCATGCTGGCGCCGTTCCGGCTGGCTGACGGCACCGTCGGCGCCCCGGGCATCGCGTTCCTGAACGAGACGTCCTCGGGCCTGTACCGACCCAGCGCCAGCAACGTCAGCATGGCGGTGTCGGGCGTCACCGCAATGACCTGGAGCAACGCCAACGTGGTGATCCCCAGCGGCATCACCTTGTCGGCAGAGGTGCCCACGCCGGCCACCTCCGCGTCCATCGCCAACAAGGCCTACGTCGATTCGGTTGTCACTGGCGTCACCTCGACGCGCCAAACCTACACCGCCACGGCCAGTCAGACCACGTTTTCCATCACCTACACGGTGGGGTCCATCGACGTGTACGTCAACGGTGCAAAGCAGGTCAACGGCACCGACTTCACGGCCACCAACGGCACCAGCGTGGTGTTCGCGGTGGGCCTCAAGGCCGGTGACATCGTGGACTTGGTTGGCTACGGCACCTACGTGGCAACCCCAGGCGTGGCAGTGGTCAGCACCAACACCGTCGCAGTGCGCAACACGCTGTACGTCCTGACTGCGTCTCTGACGCTGACGCTGCCGGCCTCGCCTGCATTGGGTGACACGGTCAAGGTCAGCAACCTGTCAGGCACCACTACCTGCGTGGTGGGGCGCAACGGCAGCAACATCCAGGGCCTGGCTGAAGACCTGACAATCGACAGCCTGAACGCGGCGATCACGCTGACCTACGCAAGTGCCTCTTTGGGCTGGGTCTTTGCTTGAGAAAGTAGCACCATGAGTACCCTTTCGCAATTCATCTCCGGCGGCAAGTCTCAGTCGCAAGTCTTCACCAGCGGCAGCGGCAACTGGACGGTGCCTGTGGGCGTCACCAGCGTGCGCGTGTTCGCGGTGGGCGGCGGCGGTGGTGGAGGCGGGGGCTACACATCGACCTACATCGGCGGCGGCGGCGGCGGCGGCGCGGTCGTTGACATGGACCTGAACGTCACCTCGGGCGCATCGATCGCCTACTCGGTGGGGGCTGCAGGCACGGCTGGCGCGGCCAACACGGCGGGGGGCGCGGGCGGCAACACCACCTTCGGCGCGGTCACTGCGTATGGCGGCGGCGGCGGCGGCAAGGGTAATGCGTCTAGCCACGGCGGTGGGGGCGGTGGTGGAGGCTACAGCGCTGCGGGCTCCAGCTCGGGCAGCAACATCGGCGGGGCTGGCGGTTCCGGTAACGGCGGCGCAGGCGGCGATGCCGGCAGCAACGGCACGGCGGGCGGCGCCTTCTTCTATGGTCAGGGCGGCGGTGGCGGTGGCGGCCAGGCCGGTGCAGGCGGTGCGTGCATGGGCGGCGGCGGTGCTGCCAACTCAAGCAGAGGCGGCGGCGGTGGCTCCTACGGGGCCGGGGCTGCAGGCGGCGCGGCAGCAACAGCCAACACTGGTGGCGGCGGCGGCGGCGGCGCAATCAACACGGCCGGCGGCGCTGGTGGCTCCGGGTATTTGATGGTGACGTGGGTGGGGTGATCGATGGCAACGAAGACAGCAAACTTAGCGCAGCTCAGCAACACGTTCGATGTCAACTCCTCCGGCGCTGTGAGCGTCGGCGGGTCCACCGGCACCTCGGGCCAGGTGCTGACATCTCAAGGGTCGGGCGCTGCAATTCAGTGGGCCGATCCTTCTACCGGCCTGACACTGTTGGCAACGCTGACGCCGACTAATGGCACAAGCAGTGTTTCTGTCACAGGGTTGGCATCTAGGCAATCTCTGATGATTGTGCCGGATGGAGTTGTGGTGTCGTCTAACGCAGGCTTGGCTGCATACATAAGCTCAAACAACGGAAGCAGCTACAGCACTCAAAACATCGGCTTTACAAATGGAAATAGCACAACGCCAGCTGGTTTTGCACAAATTTTTAGGACAGATGCCAGTTCAAGCAACAAACCTTATTTCTCCGTCGCTCCTTCTGCTAGTAATGCTGGGGCCGTTACTGACGTCACTGGCGTGATCAACGCAATCAAAGTAGACGTAAGTATTGGTGGCCCAACTTACACCGGAGCGGGCAAGATTTACGTCTACGGGTTGAACTGAGTCGGGAGCAGGCGATGACCGACTACACCGGACCCGAGCGGCGCAATGCTCCTCTGACCGAGGACAAGGTGGCGCTGATGATTCAGACAGCCGTGGCAGATGCCTTGAAGGCCCATGAGCAGCACTTGACGCTGCACATGGACAAGCAGTTCAGCACCCTGCGACAGGCTTTCAACGATGCGTTCCCTGATGGCGATCCGCATGGTCACCGCATGGCACATGAGAAGGCAATCGCCAATGCCACCTGGTGGGAGAAGACCAAGAGCGACGCGTTCTCCAAGGTTACGGCTGCAGGCCTGTGGGCGGTGGTCATGTTCATGGCCGTGGCGGCGTGGGAGCACATCAAGCAGGAGGCGCGCAAATGATCGAGATCGTCGGTGGGGGCCTTCTCGGCTCCATCTTCGGTGGCCTGTTCAGGCTCGCGCCTGAGGTGCTGAAGTTCTTCGACAAGAAGAACGAGCGCCAGCATGAGCTGTCCATGTTCACGCTGCAGACGGACCTGGAGAAGGTCCGCGGCCAGTTCCGCATGGAGGAGAAGTACGCAGAGCACTCCACGGAGCAGCTCAAGGCCATCCAGGAGGCCTTCAGGGAGCAGGCAGCCACCGCCAAGGAGGCCGGCTGGTTCGTCGCCGCCGTCTCCGCGCTGGTGCGGCCTGGCATCACCTGGGCCCTGTTCGGCATGTACGCCACCGTCAAGGCGGCCGGCTTGGCCATTGCCGTGCAGTCAGGCGCGTCCTGGCAGGACGTGGTGCTCAAGGGCTGGGGCGCTGACGACTTCGCCATGCTGAACATGGTGCTGACCTTCTGGTTCGTCGGCCGGGCGATCGAGAAGTACCAGGCCCATGATCGATGACGCGATCAGGCTGAGCGCCGAGCTGCTGGTGCGGCCCTTCGAGGGCTACCACCGGCGCCTGCCAGACGGCAGCTGCAGGGCCTACCCTGACCCGGGCACGGGCGAGCGACCCTGGACGATCGGCTGGGGCAGCACAGGCCCCGACATCGGGCCGGAGACGGTGTGGTCGCGTGAGGCGGCAGACGCCCGCCTGACCCATGAGCTTGAGGGCTTCGCCTCGGCGGTGGTCAGGATGTCCCCGCGGCTGCTGCGTGAGCCTGACAGGCGCCTGGCGGC